AGTGTTACGACCCCGAAACAAATATACTTATGTCTGATTTTAAATTTAAAAAAATAAAAGACATTAATATAGGAGACAAGGTAATTGTTGAAGGAGGTATTATTAAAACGGTTGTTAAGAAAACATCTGGAATAACAGAAAAATATTTAGTTAGTCAACCTTATGCTAAAGATTATGTAGTAACCAAGAATCATAGATTATTATTCAACAGTTATGGTAAAGGAGAAGTTATAATGACTCCAGAGGAATACATAAATAGTTCTAATTGTTTAAAAAGGCATATAACAAGAGTAGCTTCAAAAGGAATAGAATCAGAGGATTGTTTTGATGGAATACCTCCTTATTTATTAGGTCTTTGGTTAGGTGACGGAAGAAGTAACTCATTTACTATACTTGTTAATAAAACAGAGGAGCCTGAGATACTTGATTATCTAGGAAAGATGTCTTTAATGATGAATATAGATTTCGAATTAAAAAAATCTACATCCGATAAAATAGTTGAATTCTCATTCAAAGGAATAAATAAAGAACTTAAAAAAATAAATGTATATAAAAACAAACATATACCAGAAGATTACATAAAATCATCAATAGAGTCAAGATTACAACTTTTAGCTGGTATAATAGAAACAGATGGATATTGCGATAAGAAAAAGAAATCTATAGAGATAGGAATGAGTAGAAAAGATTTGGTGGAGCAAATTAGATTTATAGCGCTTTCTTGCGGATTATCATGTAGTAATATCTCTCACAAAAAAAGTAATTATGATACAGATGTGTATAGAATATTTATATCTGGAGATTTATCAATAATACCTTTATTAACAGCTAAAAAATCATTTGAAGGATATCAACCTAAAACAAAAGGAAGAAGAAATAAAGTAAGTGTAAGTCATATAGGTTTAGGTGAATATGTTGGAATACAAGTTGATGCAGAAAATGACAATGAAAGAAAATTAATATTAGATGATTTCACATTGAGCATGAATAGCGGAAAATGGGAGAAACCAGAAAACATCTTAAACAACTGGAGGGTAACAAAGACGTGTCTTCGTTTAGGAGCTAAGATAGTAGGTAAGTGTATGATGGGATCAACGTCTAATGCTCTTCCAAAAGGTGGTCAGAATTTTAAGGATTTATACTACGACAGCAGTATATCTAAAAGGTCAGCAAATCATCAAACAAAGAGTGGTTTGTATTCATTATTCATTCCTATGGAGTGGAACGTAGAAGGATATATCGATGAGTTTGGATGGCCAGTATTTACAGATCCAAGTAAACCAGTGAAGGGTATAGATGGTGAGATGATAACTCAAGGCGTTATTACTTGGTGGGAGAACGAGGTAGCCGCATTAAAATCTGATGCTGACGCTCTTAATGAATTCTATAGACAGTACCCAAGGACTGAGTCTCATGCATTTAGAGATGAGTCTAAGCATTCATTATTTAACTTAACTAAGATATATCAACAGATAGACTACAATGACTCTCTAATAAAGGAGAAGTTTTTAACTAGGGGTTATTTCCACTGGAAGAACGGAGAGGTTGATAGCGAGGTTATTTGGACTCCAGATCCTAAAGGTAGGTTTATAGTTTCATGGATACCTAATCAAGAATTAAGAAATAGAAAAATAGTAAGAAATGGAAAATTTTATCCAGGTAATGAAAGCCTTGGTGCTTTTGGTTGTGACCCTTATGATATCTCTGGTGTTGTTGGTGGGGGTGGTTCTAACGGTGCTCTTCATGGTGTTACTTCGTTTCATATGGAGCAAAATGTACCGTGCAATGAATTCTTTTTAGAGTACATAGCTAGACCTCAAACGGCTGAGATATTCTTCGAGGATGTGCTTATGGCATGTGTGTTTTATGGTATGCCGATACTTGCTGAAAACAACAAGGCTAGACTGCTGTACCATTTTAAAAACAGAGGATACAGGGCATACTCCATGAACAGGCCAGACAAACATCAGTCAAAGTTGTCTAAAACTGAGATAGAGATAGGCGGTATACCTAACTCATCAGAAGATATGAGGCAAGCTCATGCATCTGTAATTAACACTTACATAGAGGAGCATGTAGGCTTTGATAACGAGGGTACATACAGAGAATCTGGCGTTATAGGATCCATGTATTTTAATAGAACTTTAGAAGATTGGGCTAGGTTTAATATAAACGATAGAACGAAGCACGATGCCACGATTAGTTCTGGTTTAGCACTAATGGCGATCAAGCGTTACATGTTTTTACCAGAGAGAAAAGAATCAAAAATAAGTATTAAATTTGTAAAATACGATAATCGTGGAAGCAGAAGCGAAATAATAAAATAATGGAGAAAAAACCATCAGTTATAATTTACCCAGGTCAATTTCCCAATGCGTTGGTCCCAGATGAGGAGAAGCAAACCATTGAATACGGCCTAAGGGTCGGAAAGGCTATAGAGGGTGAATGGTTTAAGAGAAAAAACAACACATGTCGATTTTACGATCAATGGGGAGAGTATCATCGATTGAGGTTATATGCTCGTGGTGAACAGCCAGTACAAAAGTATAAGGATGAGTTAGCTATAAATGGCGACATGTCTATGCTTAATTTAGACTGGACTCCAATTCCTATTATACCTAAGTTTGTTGATATCGTTGTTAATGGAATGAACGATAGGCTTTTTAAAATAAAGGCCGAAGCTCAAGACGTAATGTCTGCTGAGAAAAAGAGTTTATTTCAAGATATGATAGAGGCTGATATGGTCGCTAAAGATTTTCTTGAGTTGACAAAAGAAGAATACGGTATAGACGCTTATAATGTAGATCCAGAAGAACTTCCAGAAAATGATGAAGAGCTTTCTCTGTATATGCAGATGAAGTACAAGCCGTCTATAGAAATAGCAGAAGAGATTGCTATTGACACTGTTCTTAAGATGAACGACTATCTTGAGTTAAAGAGATTGTTTGACTACGATATGACTACTCTTGGTGTAGGCGTTATGAGACACACGTTCTTAATTAATGACGGTGTTAAGATTGATTACGTAGATCCAGCTAACTGGATTCATAGCTATACAGAGAAGCCAGACTTTTCTGACTGTTATTATTTTGGAGAAGTAAAACAAGTACACTATACTGAGTTATTAAAGATAAACCCAAATCTAACTAAAGAAGAACTAGAAGAAATAAAGAACGCTAGTTCTGCTTGGTATGACTACTTTCCAATCATCAGACAGTATCAAGACGACGCATTTTTGAATGAGGTCGTTACACTATTGTATTTTAACTACAAGACAGACATGCGTTTTGTCTGGAAGAAAAAATTGTTAGAAAATGGTGGTGAGAGAGTAATAAGAAAAGACGGAAACTTCAATCCTCCTGTTGAGGAAGGAATGATGTTTGAAAGAGTAGAAGCTGTAAGGGACGCATGGTATGAAGGTATATTGGTAGGAGGTACCAATATATTAGTCAAATGGGAACTGATGAAGAATATGGTGCGACCTAAATCTGCTACACAAAAGGCGTTGCCTAATTATGTTGCCTATGCACCTAGGATGTATAAAGGCAACATAGAATCTCTTGTGAGAAGGATGATACCTTTTGCTGATCAGATACAGCTAACACATTTAAAGTTACAGCAAGTTATGGCTCGCGTTGTTCCAGACGGTGTATTCATAGATGCTGATGGTATAAATGAAGTTGATCTTGGCACTGGCGCTGCTTATAACCCAGAGGATGCTCTTAAGCTTTATTTCCAAACTGGTAGTGTTATTGGTAGAAGCTATACACAAGATGGCGAGTTTAATAACGGAAGAGTTCCTATACAAGAGTTAAGTTCAAATAGTGGTCAATCAAAAATGGCCGCATTGATCAACGTATATAATTACAATCTGAATATGATCAGAGACGTGACAGGAATAAATGAAGCTAGAGATGCTTCAACTCCTAGTCCAGATGCTCTTGTTGGTGTTCAGAAACTAGCTGCACTAAACAGCAACACAGCCACTAGACACATACTTACCGCTGGTTTAAACGTAACAAAAAGAATGGCTGAATGTATATCAATAAGAATAGCTGACATACTTGAATATGCTGACTTCGCTGAAGATTTTGCGATGCAGATAGGAAAGTACAATGTAGCTATACTTGAGGATATAAAAGATTTATATTTACACAACTTCGGTATTTTTATTGAGCTAGCTCCAGATGAAGAAGAAAAACAACGCCTTGAGGCAAATATTCAAATCGCACTTCAGCAACAAACCATTGATCTGGAAGATGCTATTGATATTAGAATGGTTAGCAATATTAAGTTGGCTAATGAGCTACTTAAAATGAAGAGAAAGAAGAGGATAGAACAGCAACAAAAACAAAAGGAGATGGAGTTTAGAATGCAAATGCAGTCAAACATTCAGTCTCAACAAGCTGCTGCTGAATCAAAAGCTCAACTTGTTCAGATGGAAGCTCAAGCCAAAATACAGTTACGTCAAGCAGAGATGCAATTTGCTGTACAACAGTTACAAGCAGAGGCAGATCTTAAGCGTCAGTTGATGGATCAAGAGTTCCAATACAACATGCAATTAAAAGGCATGGAGGCAGAGCAATTGAAAAAGAGAGAGGAAGATAAGGAGAAGGCTAAAGACAAACGTATTGACATACAAGCTAGCAGACAGTCTGAGCTGATTAACCAGAGAAAGAACAATCTACCTCCTATGGATTTCGAATCAAATGAAGATTCATTAGATGGTTTTGATTTGGATTCATTTGAACCTAGATAATATGAGAAATAGTAAAATAAAAGTAAAACCTTTTGCTTCTGGTGTATCTTCACCAGGATCTGGTTATGATATTAGTGCTGGAGCTTCAGCATCAAGAGGACCGTTATCTGTATCTACGTCTATGTCTAAAGGATCTGAGTATCCTGCTGAATTTAATATTGAGGCAAGTGTATACGTACCTATAACTAAAAAGGTTAAGCATAAAACTAAATTATAGCTTTTCCAAAAAATGAATAGCCGCCAAAATTGTAAAAATTCATGCATTTTGGCGAATTATAATGTAAAAAATATTATGCATTTAATCGGATTTTAACCGATTATGCATATTAAATTATGTGTAAAATATAATTATTAACTTTGTAAAAATAAATTAAATAAAATGGAAGGAGAATTTAAAGTAAGAGCCGTTGAATTCGAAGAGAAGTCAAAGGTTGAAATTGAAGAGCAACTATTAAAGGAGCACGAGGATAAGTTAAACGAAGAGCAAACTGAAACGCCAGAACAAACTTCTACAGAACCAACTCCTACTCCAGAGATTGATGATAACATCGTTCTTTCACATATTAAGACAAGGTACAACAGAGAGATCAGCTCTTTGGATGAGTTATTCGAACAGAGAAATCAGAACGAAGAACTTCCAGAAGATGTAGCTGCATTTCTTAAGTACAAAAAAGAGACTGGAAGAAACATCGATGACTTTATTAAATTAAATAAAGATTATTCGAATGCTGATCCAGACACGCTACTTTTTGAGTTCTATAAAGAACAAAACCCAGACCTAGATCCAGATGATGTTAAATTTGAGATAGGTCTTAAGTTTGGTTACGATGAGGACCTTGATGACGAAAAAGAAATCAAGCAAAAAAAATTAGCGTTTAAAAAAGAACTTACTAAAGCTAAGAAACATTTCGATGAGCAGAAGGAGCAATATAAAATGCCGCTTGAGTCAAGGGCTACATTTGTTCCAGATGAAGAAAAGGAATCATACGAAAGCTTTAAGAGTTATAGAGAAACCGCTTCTAAACATGAGGAGGAGCAAGCGAAACGGTCGAAGTTTTTTGCTGACAAAACTTCTGAATTGTTTTCTGATAAATTCGAAGGTTTCGGATTCAATATCGATGAAAGCAATAAGATGGTATATAAACCAGCAGATGCTAATACCCTTATTAAGGAACAGTCAAACATTATGGACTTTATATCAAAGTTTTTAAATGAAGATGGTTACCTTAAGGACGCTGAGGCCTTTCATAAAGCTATAGCAGTGGCAAACAACCCAGACAAATTTGCTAAGTACTTTTATGAAAAAGGAAAAGCAGAGGCTGTAGGTGATATTGCTAAAGAGTCTAAAAATATTGATATGACTCGAACGGCACCGACACCAACGCCAAAACAGGGTACACAGGTCAGAGTTATAGATGAAGAACGCGGTAATAGATTAATTATTAGAAAACCGTTTAAAAACTAAAAAAAATGGCTGGTACATTACAAGCGAGTCCTGGTGTAGCAATTACACCTAGCTCAGTGAAGGCTACGTTGCCTTCAAACTACATTACAAACTTTGATTTCTTGAATCAGTATCTTCCTGATACTTATGAGCAAGAATTCGAGCGTTATGGAAACCGTTCAGTTGCATCATTCTTAAGAATGGTTGGTGCTGAAATCCCTACAAACTCTGACTTGATTAAGTGGGCAGAGCAAGGACGTTTGCATACTAAATACACAGGAGTTGTTCCTACATCTGCTGCTGGTTCAGATACTGCAACTTTCCAATTGGCATCTGGTAACTGTAACTTCAGAGTAAACCAAACAGTATTTTTATCTTCTGAGTCTATTGCTGCTAATTCAGCTAAAGCTGTTATTAGTGCATTACCAGCAGCTAACCAATTTACTGTTAAGTTTTACAATGCTTCTGGTTCTCCATTTACTATCACTACTGAGACTGTAACTGCATTCGTTTACGGATCTGAGTTTGGTAAAGGAACAAATGGTATGTCTGGATCATTGGAAGCTCAAGATTTATTCTTCGATGTTAAACCAATCATCATCAAAGACAACTACACTGTATCTGGTTCTGATATGGCTCAAGTTGGATGGGTTGAAGTAACTACTGAAAATGGTGCTACAGGTTATTTGTGGTACATGAAATCAGAGCACGAAACTCGTTTACGTTTCGAGGATTATTTAGAAATGTCTATGGTAGAAGGTGTTCCTGCTGAGTCTGGATCAGATGCTCTATCTTACCTTTCTCCATCTACTGCTGCTGCTCCTCCATTTACTACTGCTGCATCTACTGCTGCTGGTACTAAAGGTTTATTCTACGAAGTAGAAAACAGAGGAAATGTATGGGCTGGTGGTAATCCATCTGCATTGTCTGACTTCGATACTATCGTTCAACGTCTTGACAAACAAGGAGCTATCGCTGAGAACGTATTGTTCTTAAACCGTCAATTCTCTTTCGATATCGACGATATGTTGGCTGCACAAAACTCTTACGGAGTTGGTGGTACATCTTACGGATTGTTTGATAACAGCGAAGATATGGCGTTAAACCTTGGATTCACTGGATTCAGAAGAGGTTATGAGTTCTACAAGACTGACTGGAAATACCTTAACGATGCTACTCTTCGTGGTGGTTTAGTTGGTGGTGCAGTTAACGGAGTTCTTGTTCCTGCTGGTACAATGAGTGTATACGATCAAGTTCTTGGTAAAAATGCTCGTCGTCCGTTCTTACACGTTCGATACAGAGCTTCTGAAACTGAGAATCGTCGTTACAAGACTTGGATGACTGGTAGTGCAGGTGGTGCAGCTACAAGCGACCTAGATGCAATGCAAGTTAATTTCTTGTCTGAAAGAGCACTTTGTACTCTTGGAGCTAACAACTTCTTTATCTTCAAAGGATAAGAATAACTACAGAGAGGGGTGTTAGTGCCCCTCTCTATTTTTTAAAACAATTTAAATTATATACAATGGAAACAAAAATCAAACTAGCAAAGCTAGAGTCGAAAGACAGAACTTATTTATTAAGAGGGGATAGCGCCCCATTAACTTATTTCTTACCATCAAAGGACACTCCTCGTAGACGTCTACTTTATTTTGATGAAGAAACAAACTCAAATCACCCATTAAGATACGCAAGGAACTCAAACACTCCTTTTCAAGAAGATCAAGATCAAAATGTAATTCTTGAGCCAGTAGTATTTGAAGATGGTATTCTTAGGGTCCCTAAAACAAATCCAGTATTACAATTATTCTTACATTACCATCCAGGTAATGGTACTGAGTTTTATGAATTTGACAACGAAAAAGACGCTCAAGAAGACGTTAAAGATATCAATATGGAGATCGATGCGTTATTACTTGCAAGAGAGCTTGATATTACAAGTTTAGAAGCTATTGCTCGATTGGTATTAGGTAAAGACGTATCTACTATGACTTCTTCTGAAATCAAAAGAGATATGTTGTTATTTGCTAAAAGATATCCATCCGACTTCTTAGACGCAGCAGACGATCCAATGTTAAAGATAAATAACATTGCATCAAGAGCTATATCTGACGGATATTTAACATTTAGAGGAGGTAAAGACATTCATTACAACTTGAAGGAAAACAAGAAGAGATTATTGACAGTTCCTTATGGTGAAAATCATATATTCGTATTAGCTTCTTGGTTGCAGTCAGACGAAGGTATGGAGTTCTACAAATTCTTAGAGGATAAAATATCAGAAAAATAGTATATTTGTGCTATTATTAACCCATTAATTTTTTAACAAATGGAAAAGTTTATCAGTATTCCTAATAGTTTAGGAGCAAATCAATTAGTTTCTGCTGCAAACGTAGTAGCTGTTTTTGCAGGTACAGCAGCAACAAATACTGCTACAGCAGCAAATACTGTAATTATGTATCAAGGAGGTAAAGTTGTTACATTGATTCATGCAGCTCAAACTGCATTTAACATGCGTAACGCTATTCAAAATGCAATCTCTGCTGCATTGCAAACATCTTGGACTGATACAGTGTATGTAATACCTTCATTGCCAATATCGGTAACTGGTATTACAGCTGCTTAATAGCAATCAAAGTAGAAAGGAAGAGGCACTCAAAAGAGTGCCTTTTTTTATTTATCTTTGTAAAAAGACATTCGATGATAAACGAAGTTAGAAATACCGTTCTGTCTATATTAAGTAAGGACAATCGAGGATACATAACGCCATTTGAGTTTAACCTATATGCAAAGCAAGCACAGCTTGAAATATTTACAAACTACATGGAGCAGTATTCAGATGCGTTCTTAAAGAGTATTGCTAGAGGATACGGTGAAGGATATTCAGATGTTCCTAAAAATGTGGCTGAGTCGCTTGATATATTTTACACGTCAGCAAACTTATCTGGAACTCTAAATGTCTTTACCGCTCCATCTGATTATTACTTCTTAGAGAAGATAGTTTATAACAACACTGAGGTAGAGAAAGTATCTCATAGAAAGATATTAAATCTATTGTCATCTAACTTAACTTCACCAAGTGTGTCTTATCCAGTATACACATTCTCTGGTTCCGATATTACTGTGTATCCAACAACTATAGTATCTGGCGTAACAGCTCATTACTTAAGACTGCCGTTAGATCCAAAGTGGACATATGTAGCTATGGCGGCTGGAGATTCAGACCCATTGTTCAATCCGTCTGCTGGTGACTATCAAGATTTTGAATTACCAATGGAAGAGTTCCCATTGTTAGTGGTTAAAATATTAGCATATTGTGGGGTCACTATAAGAGAAACAGAGGTTGTGCAGATAGCAAAAGCGCAAGAAATGCAAGACATCCAACAAAACCAATAATAAATGGCATACATTACTAACTATCAATACTACACAAATAACGGAGTTATACCAACAGATGTTAACTGGGGTTCATATCAATATGTAAGCCTGGCTGACGTTGTTAACAATTTTATGTTAATGTATGTAGGTAATGACAAATTGGTCAATAATGTTGATCGATATGCCGTTTTGTTTCACGCTAAGAGAGCTGTACAAGAGCTTAATTATGATGCATTAAAAAACATTAAGGTTATAGAACTTGAGATGGGTGATGACTTAAAGATGGTTATGCCTCCAGACTATGTTAACTATGTTAGGATATCAATGTTAAAGAATGGTATTTTGTTTCCACTTGTTGAGAACAGAACTCCTATGTCTGCTACAGCTTATTTGCAGGACAACAATCTTGATATTATATTTGACATTAATGGTGAGATAGTAACTGGAACATCAAAGCTTGATATATTAAGACAAGACAAACAGTTATATACTGGCATGGGTCCATATCAAGGTCAGTACGG